AAAGTAAATACGATTGAAGTAATCAAAGAATTTAAGAGGATTACTAAAAAACAAAAAGCTATTATAGATAAAAGTCTCAAAAGAGTGTCTAATATGGCTATTCTTATGATTACAAAGCGTACACAAGCAGGCAAACTTCCAGATGGTGGTAAAATGCGTTCTTACGCAAGAAGCACTGTTAAAAGCCGAAAAAAGAGGGGTAGGCAAACAGGTTTTGTAGACCTTACTGATACTGGAAAGATGTTCAGAAGTTTAGACTTTAGAACTGGTGGTTTTAAAAGCACATTATTTTTTGCCAATAAAGAAAGAGAAAAAATAGCTAGTTATCACGATAGTTTAGGTGTAGGTAGAAGAAAAATTACACGACCATTCTTTTCAATAGGCGATAGGGAAGAAGATAAAATAAAAGCAGAATTTAACAGATTTTATTTTAAAGAGTTAAGGCTATGAGTAAAAGAGAAAACATAGCAAGTGATATAATTACTAAACTTGATGCTGTTATAAGCCCTATTGAGTTTAAAAAAATTACAAGAGAGCCATTTGAAGTAGAGGAACTTTCAGATGCTCAGTTTCCTGCTATGTTTATTCAATCTGGAGATGAAACAAGAGAAGTTTTAAGCATTGGCGATACTGGTTCTGGAACATATACTGGAACAATAGATTTTTTAATTGTTGCTTTTGGTAAAGGAACAACATCAAATATTGATACAGTAAGAAACCAAATTGTCGAAGTAATTGAAGAAACACTAGACAATGATGTAACTAGGAATGGAAATGCAATAGATACACAAATTGTTGACGTAAGCACTGATGAGGGTACAATCTACCCTTATGGGGGCGTTAGGGTTACAGCAAGAGTGTTTTATGAATTTACAAGAGGGAGTGCATAATGGCAAAAGATATAACAATGAAAAAGGGTGATGATGAAATTACCATATCAGAGGATTTTTTGGAGCATTATAAAAAATTAGGCTACAAAACTAATGAAAAAAATGCTACAAAGAAAAAAGAAGAAGTGATAAACCAAGACGAAGAAAAGGAGGTCTAAATGGCTACACATCACGGAAAAGAGGGAGTTGTTACAGTTGGTGGCACTGCAATCGGTAATGTTACTGGCTTCACACTTGATACAACACATGACGTTGTTGAAGATACTTCACTTGGAGATTCCAACAAATCATTTTTAGCAGGTAGGGGAACATTTACTGCTTCTATTGATATGAACTATGATGAAACTAATACACAGCAAGCTTCATTACTACAAGGCTCAAGTTTAAGTTTTGTCTTTTTACCAGAGGGAAATTCATCTGGAGATGAAAGTTTTAGTGGTACTGGAATTGTTACTGGAATGTCAGTTGGAGTGCCTTTAGATGGCGTTATAACTAGAACTGTATCAATACAAGGAACTGGTGGAATAACTATCGGAACTGTCTAATGTCAGAAAAAATAGATTATTTTGATGGCATAAGGGAACATTTTAATACTTTAGAAACAAAAGTCATTGAAGTGCCAGAGTGGGGTTTAGTTGGAGAAAAAGCTATTCATTCCAAACCTTTTAATATGCTTGAAAAACAAAGAATATTTAAAGGTGCGACAAATACTGATCTGATGGTTTTAATAGATGTTATTATAACCAAAGCATTGACCAAAGATGGTGAAAAAATGTTTGATGACACTCAGAAAATGGCTTTTAGAACAAAAGCTGATACTGATGTTATTTCAGATGTTGCTACTAAAATAATGGGAACTGATACAAATAGTTTTGATGACAATAAAAAAAACTAAAGAACAACCCAGAGTTGCACAATATCTTTAGTTTAGCTGAAAAACTTCATAAATCAGTTTCAGAAATCTTGGAAATGACAGTTGATGAATTTAATATGTGGATTGCCTATTTTAGTTTACAAAGTGAGGAACAAGATAGGCAAATGAGAATAGCAAAGGCAAGGCGTGGCAACTAAAAACGTAAATATTGATATTATAGCCAAAGATAAAACTCATAAGGCTATGCAATCAGCCACAAGAGGGGTTAACAATCTCAAAAATAATGTAGCAAGTTCAGTACAATCACAACAAAGGTCATTTATGGCTTTAGGGAATACAGTTAAACTTGTTTTAGGTGGTGTTGTTCTAGCACAAACAATAAGATTTGGAAAACAAATGGTTGACATGGCTAGTGCAGTTGAAGAAATGCAATCAAAGTCATCAGTCGTATTTGGAAATTTCACAAGATCAGTTAGAAATCAACTTGAGGAATTTGGAAATGCAGTTGGCAGGTCAACATTTGAACTTGAGGGCATGGCATCATCAATTCAAGATACATTTGTTCCCATGGGTTTTGCTAGAGGTGAAGCGTCAAAACTTTCAGTTCAACTAACTAAATTAGCTGTAGATGTAGCGTCATTTAATAATGCTAGTGATACAGAAACTATGATGGCTTTTCAAAGTGCATTAGTTGGAAATCACGAAACAGTAAGAAGATTTGGGGTTGTAATTACTGAAGCAACTTTGAAGCAAGAACTTCTAAGAATGGGTATAACAAAATCAGCAAATGAAGTTACAAATGCTGAAAAAGTACAAGCAAGATTAAATTTGATTATTGCAGGTACAAGTGATGCACAAGGTGATGCAATAAGAACTGCTGATAGTTTTGCAAACAGTTCTAAAGCATTATCAGCATCATTAGATGAATTAGGTGTATCAGTTATGAAACCTTTGTTACCAGTTTTATCTGGTATTGTACAAGGCATGACAGAAGCTACAAAGTCAACACAATCATTTTTACAAAGCATAGGTTTGATACCAAGAAATTTTGAAGATACTGTAAAAACTGCAACTGTTCTAAATAAATTATTAAATGAAAGAGCAGAGGTAGAAGAGCATATTGGAAAGTTAAATGAAAAATTTCAATCAAAAGAAATAGAAAGATTTAACATAATATTAGACAAAATTAATGAGAGAATAAAAGCAGAAAGAGGTTTGCTTAGAATATTAGAAGAACAAAGAATGCAACAACGTCAAAAAAGCGATTTTGTAATGCCAGAAAAACAAATCGTTCCAACACGAAGACCTTTTATTGCTGATGAAGACTTTTTGCCAGTAGGTGTTGCAAACTTTAGACCTGCTCCAAGAGGAATAACAACTGAAGATACTGGAACAGAATTATTAGATAGCAAACCAAGAGAAATTGTAGCACTAGAGCAAATGGCTGATATGGAAGTTGCTATAGCAAAGAGTACAGCAGATAAAAAATTATCAATATTAGATAGTTTTAATAAAGGATTTATGAGTTCTTTAGATGAACAAAAAAATGCCTTTTCACAAATAGAAGATATTGGAGAAAAAAGTTTTGGTAAATTAAAAACCACACTTACAGATTTTGTAATGACTGGTAAACTGAACATTGGAGATTTAGGAAAATTCGTTGTTAGAAGTTTTGTAGAAATGCTAGTTGGTGAAGCAGTTAAAATGGCTTTTGCTAAGTCATCAGCTATGTTTAAAGCAGATGCAATAGCCAAAGGTACAGCAAGTGTTTTTCAAGGTGCATTAAAAACTTTTGCAGAAATACCATTTCCACTAAATTTAGTCGCAGTAGGTGGTGCAATAGCATTTGGTACATCATTACTCAATAAAATAAAAGGTTTTGAAAAGGGTGGTAGACCACCAGTAGGTCAACCAAGTATTGTTGGTGAAAAGGGTGCAGAGTTATTTGTTCCAGATCAAGCAGGAACTATAGTGCCAAATGATAAATTAGGCATGGGGCAACCAGTAACAGTTAATTTTAATATTAATACAGTTGATGCTAGAGGGTTTAACGAGTTATTAGTTAATAGCAGAGGGGTTATCGTTAATATGATAAATCAAGCTGTAAATGAAAAGGGTAGAATGGCAATAGTATGAGTGGTGCTTTACCAAATGTTAGCTTTAGTGCTTTAAACTTCAAGAACAATCAAAAGACATTATTCTCTGAAACCGATAGTGGAAAGACTTTTAGAAGACAAGTACAAGGTCAAAGGTTTAGTTTTACAGTTTCATATCCTCCTATGAAACGCTCAGAGTTTGCCCCTATTATGGCATTTATAATGAAGCAAAGGTCTAGGAAAGAAAACTTTACGATTACCTTACCAAGTTACATGAACGCTCAAGGTAATGAAACTGGAACTTTATTAGTCAATGGGGGACACTCTGCAAGCGATACTACAATAGCGATTGATGGTTTTGCAAGTGATGGAGCAGGTAGGTTAAAAGCAGGGGATTTAATAAAGTTTGCACATAGTAAAGTTTATATGGTTGTAGAAGATGTAACATCATCAAGTAATTCAGCAACTGTAACGATAGAACCACCATTGAGGGAAGCGTTAGCCAATAATAGTTCAGTAACCTATGATAGTGTGCCATTTACAGTACATTTAACAAGTGATGTTCAAGAATTTAACTCAAGCAATAGTCATAAAGATGGAGAATTATTATACAATTACCAGTTTGATGTTATAGAAAGTTTGTAAATGGCTAGGGGTTTAACAAGTGCAGTTAAAACCGAATTAGCAACTGGAAATATTGCACCAGTTCTTTTAATAGAGTTTGGTTTTTCAACACCAGTTTATTTAACTAATGCAAGTTTTGACATTACATCAAGTGTTTCTGGTTCATCAAGAACATATTTATCAAATGGACATTTAAGAGGGGTAACTGGAGTTAGTGAAACAAATAAACCGACAAAAAACTCTTTAACTATAAGTTTATCAGCAGTTGATACAACTTATGTTGGCATAGCTTTAAACGAAAATATTATTAATGATAATGTTTATATTTACAGAGGTTTTTTAGATGCAAATTTAGCTTTAATATCAGACCCATTTTTGTTGTTTTATGGAACAATAGATGAATATAAAATTGCTGATAATACTGATATAGCTAGTTTAATTCTTACAGTTACTTCACATTGGGGTAATTTTAGTAAAACAAGTGGGCGTGTAACTACTGATAATTCACAACAAAGGTTTTTTTCTGGTGATAAAGGTATGGAGTTTTCTGCATTAACTGTTAAAGACATTAGATGGGGTAGATTGTAATGCCATTTAAAGCGATAGGAAAATTTTTATCTGATGTTTTTGACGCAGTAGTTGATGTTGTTGTTGATGTAGTTGATGAGGTTGTAGGGTGGCTTACACCAGAAGTGGACATTCCAGATTTTGGACAAATACAAGCCGATCAAAATGCAAAAGGTGTTTTGGTCAATAAATTTAGTGCAAATGCTTTTATACCAGTAGTTTATGGCACGAGAAAAGTTGGTGGTAATGTTGTTTTTTTAGAAACCTCTGGAAATGACAACCAATATTTATATATGGCATTAGTTCTTAGTGAGGGTGAAATCAATGATATTACCTCAATATTTGTCAATGATAATCAAGTTACTTTTACTGGTGATTTAGCAGATAATACTCAAGTTACTGTAGCAAGTAGTGATTCTAATTTTTATGATGGTTCAAGTTTGATAACAGTAGAGCCACATTTTGGAAGCGATACACAAACTGCGTCTAGTTTATTATCAACACTCAGTTCGTGGACAAGTAATCATAGATTAAGAGGTTTATGTTACTTAGCAATAAGGTTTGAATGGAATAGAGATAAATTTGGCTCATTACCAAGTGTTCAAGCAATAGTTCAAGGCAAAAAAGTCTATAATCCAAACCTTGATAGTACAGTTACTGGAGGTTCTGGTTCACATAGAGCAGATACAAGCTCTACATGGGAATATTCAGACAATCCCATTTATCAATTATTAGATTACTTACGAAATGAAAGATTTGGTATGGGTATACCTAACAGCTATTTCGATAGTAATTTTGCAGATTGGCAGGTTGCAGGTGATGTATGTGATGCCGATATTACGCCTTATTCTGGAGCGAGTGCGATTGATTTGATGGATAGTCATACAGTTGTCGATACCTCAAAAAAAGCCATAGATAATGTTAAAGACTTTGTAAGGGGTGCTAGAGCCTATTTAAATTTTACTGGGGGTAAGTATAATATTTTAGTCGAAACAAGTGGTAGTGCTTCTATAACGCTTACAGAGGACAATATTATTGGTGGCATTACTGTTCAGAGTAAAAATAAGAACTCAAGATACAACAGAGTAATCGTAAGTTTTATAAACCCAAGTAAAGAATATCAATCAGATACAGCACAATTTCCACCAGTAGACGAAACTGGGTTAGCAACTGCAGATCAACACGCAACAATGAAAACTGCTGATGGTGGTTTATTATTAGAGGGCAGGTTTGATTTTTCTATGTTTACAAGCCCATATCAAGCCCAAGAGATGGCAGAAATCATTCTAAGGCGTTCTAGGTCAAGTTTAGATTTATCCCTTAGAGCAGACGCTACAGCCCTTGATTTAGCTATTGGTGATATTGTCAATATTACACATTCAACACCAAGTTTTTCAGCAAAACCTTTTAGAGTGCAAGGCATGACGATCAATGCAGATCATACAGTAAGTTTGCAATGTTCAGAACATCAAGATAGTTATTATACTTTTGGCACTCAACAAGAGGTTGCAACAATACCAGATACAACTTTACCTAATCCATTAACAGTACAACCACCTGCAAGCGTTACATTATCAGACCAACTCATTGAATATAATGATGGAACTGTTATTGTGGCTTTAGATATTACAATCGGAGCAAGTCCAGATAACTTTGTAGATTTTTACCAAGTCGAATATAAGTTAAATTCAGATAGTAATTTTATTATTTATGCTCAAGGTTCTGGTTTAAATCATAGAGTTTTAAACGTTATAGATCAGCAAACTTATGATGTAAGGGTAAAAGCAGTTAATAGTTTAGGTGTTTCGTCAACCTATGTATCAGCACAAAGACAAATAGTTGGAGCAATAGCACCACCCTCAGATGTTACAGACTTTTCAGCTAATGTAAGTGGTCAAGAAGCTCATTTGTCATGGGAAGCTGTTACAGATTTAGATTTGGCTTTTTATAACCTTAGATTTTCAGAAGCAACAGACGGAACAGCAGATTGGCTAAACTCAGTTGCTTTAGTTGAAAAAATATCAAGACCTGCAACATCAATATCAGTTCCTGCAAGAAAAGGCACTTATCTTATAAAAGCAGTAGATAAATTAGGAAATTTTAGTTCAAATGCTACTGCAATTATTTCAAATGTAACAAGTCCAATAAATTTTAATTCTGTAACCACACAATCAGAACACCCTACATTCGGAGGTACAAAAACAAATGTTGTTGTTCTAGATAATGCTATTGAGTTAGATAGTTCTGAATTATTTGATAGTGCAAGTGGTAACTTTGATGATGATACTACAAGGCTTTTCGATAGTGGTGTTGCCAATGCTGATTTTGTATCAAGTGGTAATTATGAATTTGCAAATGTGATTGATATTGGAGCAAAACATACTGCAAGAATAACTGCAAGTTTGACACAATCAGCAGATAACCCAGATGATCTATTTGATGCAAGAAGTGGAAACTTTGATGATGCCAGTTCAAACTTTGATGGCGATACACCTGCAAACTGTAATGCACATTTAGAAATAGCCACAAGTGATGATAATACCACATTCACAGATTTTAGAAACTTTGTGATTGGAGAATATGAAGCTAGATATTTTAAATTTAGAGTTGTATTAATATCAAGAGACAATGCAAGTACACCAGTAGTTTCAGAAGTTAGTGTTTCTGTTGATATGCAAGACAGAATATTTAGCGATAATGATATTCATAGTTGGGTAAATCAAATTCCAGATTCAGAAGCATTTGATCAAAATTGGAGTTTGAATACTGGAACAACAATTACAGCAAATCAAATTGCAAACCCTATTAATGGTCAAGTAACTGCTGATTTGCTTACAAAAACTGGTCTTACTTTCAGAAGAGTTTCCAGATATATACCAAATAATGATAGTGGCACTTATGTTGTTTCTCTTTATGTTAAAGCAAATACTCTTTCAAATGTAACTATTTTGTATGGCAAAGCAGACATAACAGAATATGTTTTGGGGAGATTTAATTTAAGCACAGCAAGTGTAATAGCATCATATAAAGTAGGAAGTGCAACTCTTGTCAGTTCAAGTATTACTGCAATTGGAACTGAGGGTTGGCATAGAATTTCTTTAATTGGCACATTTACATTTAACACACAAGGTGCTTTAAATATTTATGCAGATGAATGGACTAATGCAAATGCAGGAAGTATTTATATTTGGGGAGCACAACTTACAAAATCAAACACATTATTACCATATGAAAGTTATTCAAATTCAACTGGAACAAAAACAATCACATTTAATCAACCATTTTTAAATACAGATTATGCAGTAGGAATTACTGGACAAACTTTAAATACTGGCGATTATTTTAATGTAACAAGCAAAACTGTAAATGGATTTAATCTGCAATTTTTAAATAGTTCAGACAATGCAGTAGGAAGAACTTTTGATTTTATTGCAAAAGGCGTTTAAAAGGAGTATAAATAGTTATGGCACAAGCAACTGATTTTACAATAGCAAACCAATCATTTCCATCATTTAGAAGTGATTTAAATACAGTATTGGGTGCAATCAATACATCAAACTCTGGTTCATCAAGACCATCAAGTGCAGTTAGTGGCACATTTTGGCTTGATACCACAACAGCAACAGCACCCATATTAAAATTTTTTGATGGGTCAGATGATATAACTTTTGCAACATTTAACACAACTGCTAACACAGTTAATGTATCAGATTCTGCGACAGATGTTGTTGGGGACACGACACCTCAATTAGGTGGCAATCTTGATGTAAATGGTAATAGCATTGTCAGTACAAGTAATGGCGATATTAATTTAACGCCTAATGGAACTGGAAGAATTGTTTTAGGTAATGCAACTGTTACTGCAACTGAAACTGCAACAATATCTACAAGTAAAACCTTAGATTTTGATACAAATCAAAACTTTATTCTTACTTTAGGTAGTGGTGCAAATACTTTGGCTAACCCTACAACTGAAGCATCAAATATAGGTCAAACTGGTGCAATGATATTCATTCAACCAAGTTCTGGTTCAGCAGGAACAGTATCTTTAGGCACAGACTATGAAACAGTTGGTGGAAGTGGTTTAACTTTATCAAGTACAAATAGTGCTTATGATGTAGTTCCTTATATAATAAAAGCAGATAATTCTATTTTACTTGGTACACCTCAGTTGGCTTTCAGCTAATGGTTTCAAATGAAAAATGGTTTGGTGCTAGTGCAGGATTTTATCCAGAAACTATAGACCAATCTGC